TCAAGGGCCAGCTGGCGGAAGCCCAAAACAAGATCACACAGCTGCAAAACGGCAGCGGTCAGTCTGATCAGCTGGCAGCCGCCAACAAGGCCATCGAGGATCTGAAAGCAGAGCTTGCCGGTATGAAAACCGCCGAAAATCTGCGGCAGATTCGTGACAAAGTGGCCGCCGATAAAAAGGTTCCGGCCAATCTGTTAACCGGAGAAACGGAGGAAGCCTGCGCGGATCAGGCAGACAAGATCCTAGCCTTCGCCCAGAGTCACGGCTATCCTATCGTGCCGGATGGCGGCGAAGCACGCCATGATTCTGCACCACAGGCGCGAGATAAATTCGCGGAGTGGGCAAAAGACAATTTATAAATTCTTGAAAGGAGAAAACCAAAATGGCTGGTATTTCTACTAATCGTTCCAACATCGCACTTCCGACTGAAGTCTCTCAGGAGATCCTTCAGAAAACGCAGGCGCAGTCCGCTGTCATGCAGCTGGCTCGTCAGATCGCTCTCCCCGGTCGCGGCCTGACCATTCCCGTCATCACCGGCGATCCTGAGGCCGCGTGGGTCGAAGAGACTGCGGCAAAGCCGGTTTCCAATCCTACCCTTGCAACTAAGGTCATGCAGGCATATAAGCTTGCTGTCATCGTCCCCTTCTCTGATGAGTTCCGGCGCGATGCTGCTTCTCTGTATGATGCTATTGTTGCTCGTCTGCCTCTGGCACTGGCTGCCAAATTTGACGCCACTGTCTTCGGCGCTGCTTCCGGTGCTCCTGGTGCCAACTTCGACACTCTTGGCGGCGCTACCGCTGCCGGCATCGGCGGCACTCATGCCTACGCTGGCCTGGTCGCGGCTGACTCCGCCATTGCCACTGCCGGCGGCATCATGAACGGCATCGTTCTGTCTCCGCAGGGCAAGGGCATCCTCCTCGGTGCTGTTGACGGCCAGCAGCGTCCGCTGTTCATCAACAACGTTGCTGAGGGTGCTGTGCCTATGGTCCTCGGCGCTCGCACGGTCCTGTCCAAGGGAGCGTATGCTGCCGGTACTCCGAATAAAGTCGGTATTGCTGGCGACTGGACTCAGGCCATGTATGGCACTGTGGAAGGCGTGCAGATCCGCTTTGCTGATCAGACCTCCCTCACCATCAGCAATTCTCAGGTCAATCTCTGGGAGCACAACATGTTTGCGGTCCGAGCAGAGATCGAGGTCGGCTTCCGTGCTGATACGGCCTGCTTCGCGGTCCTGACCGACGCAACCACCTGATGGATCGGGCAAGGATGATTAACCTCGTCACCGGTACGGAAATGTCCGTACCTGGTGACTTGGTTGAAAAATATCTGGCTGCCGGTCATAAGCTCGTTGAAGCTCATCCGGTTGAAGAGAAACCTGCACCGGTCAAGAAGTCTGCGAGGAAGAAACCGACAGAGAAATGAGGTGACCTCATGACTGCCTGTGAAAGCGTATATGCAAACGTCAAAGACATACAGTCGAGAATGACGCGGGTGCTGTCGGAAGACGAGCAGAAAGCCTGCGAGGTGTATCTGGAGGATGCCGCGGCGATGCTTGACGCGGCTGCTCCGAATGCACCGTATCGCGCAAAAAAGATTGTGTCGTGTCGCATGGTGATCCGAAAGCTCGGTGACGGTACCATGACCGGCTATCCGATAGGAGCCAGCCAGGGAAGTATGAGCGGCCTCGGTTATTCGCAGAGCTGGACAGTCTCCGGTGGTGGGGCCGGGGAGTTGTATCTCAGCAAATCGGACCGGCAGTTGCTCGGCCTGTCAAACAGCATCGGAAGTTACAGCCCGGTGCAGGAGCTGGCGCCGAAGGAGGTAACGACATGACCGGCACGTCTGTTGTCCTGCATGTCATGACTCCAACCGGCGTGGATTCGTTCAACGCTCCGACTTTCGCTGAAACCTTGGAAACAGTTGATAACGTTCTGATCGGTCAGCCTACCACGGAGGAGATCGACAGCACGCTGTCACTTTATGGTAAGAAAATCGAGTATATGCTCGGTATTCCGAAAGGTGACACGCACAACTGGGAGGATACCATTGTCGAGTTCTGGGGCGGCAGATACCGAACCTTCGGCATGACGATCCGAGGCATCGAGGCGAATATCCCAACACCGTGGCATAAGAAGGTCCGGGTGGAGCGAGATGGCTAAAGTAACGTTTAAGCTGAATCTGTCCGGTTTGAATGCGTTGATGAAAAGATCAGAGATGCAGGCTGTGCTCAATTCCGCAGCCAATCAGATTGCCAACGCTGCCGGAGATGGGTACGAAGTCGAGGATGCTCATTCGATCCGGTTTGTATCCATTGCGGCAGTTCATGCCAGCACATTCGCGGCCAGACGAGAAAACAGCGAAAACAATACTTTGCTGAAAGCAGCGGGAGGCGTCAAGTTATGATCGAACCGACTATAATTGCATATCTGTCCGAGCGGCTTGATGTACCTGTTTATGGCATGGTGCCGTCTAATCCTCCAGCCTCAATGGTTACGGTTGAAAAGACTGGAAGCCGCCGATCCAATCGGATTGACGCCGCTACGCTGGCGATACAATCTTGGGCACCGTCTATTGAACAGGCGGCCCAACTTAATGACCAGGTCAAAGCCGCAATGTTTTCCAGCGTCGAACTGGATGCCGTAAGCAGCTGTGATCTGAATTCGGATTATAACTATACCGACAATACCAGGAAGCGACCAAGATATCAGGCGCTTTTTGATATCGTCTATTACGATTAAGGAGGTATGGCTCGATATGCCTACTGTAAATAACGTCAGTGCCGGTAAACCGAAAGTTGCCGGTGCGGTTTATCGTGCGCCGCTTGGCACCACGCTTCCGACCGATGCCACTACTGCATTGGCTGCGGCTTTTGTTGACATGGGTTACATCTCCGAGGATGGCGTGACCAACAGCAACAGCCCTGAGAGCGAGAAGATCAAAGCCTGGGGCGGTCAGACTGTGCTTGTTGTCAGCACGGAGAAGCCGGACACGTTCCAGCTGACCTTCCTTGAAGCGCTCAATGCGAACGTGCTTAAGACTGTTTATGGTGACGGTAATGTCACGGAAAACGCTGAGGCCAGGACGATCTCTGTGACGTCCAATGTTGCGGCGCTTGAGGATCATGTGTATGTCATTGACATTGCCATGCGTGGCGGTGCCATGAAGCGCATCGTGATCCCTCAGGGTGAACTGAGTGAGCTTGGTGATATCGTCTACAAAGACGATGAAGCTGTCGGCTATGAGGTCACTCTTGAGTGTATGCCGGACGCAAGCGGCAATACGCACTATGAATATATTAAGCTGGCCACTGCTTAAGGAGGATTGAGACATGATCAAAGGCATTACTTCCACCGGCTTTGAGTATGAGTATGATGAGACGCGGCTGGATGATATGCGCTTTGTCGATGTCCTCGCGGTGGTTGTGGATCCGGAGGCCCCGCGTTTCGATAAGATCGCTGGGGCCTCTCAGCTTTTAACCATGCTTTTAGGCGCTGACATGAAGAAGGCGCTCTACGAGCACATCGGCAAGAAATACGATGGCAGAGTCCCGCGTGCAGATCTTCAGCAGGCGCTGGAAGAGATCATGCAGGCAAAGGACGCCGAAAAAAACTGATTCGGCTGGCTCGAATGATCGCCAAGGATGAGGATGCGCTGATCTGCGATTTTGCGGAGACATATCACATTCTCGATTATCGGTCATTGCCAGCTCGTCAGGCGGCACGTCTGGCTTGCGGCCTTCGGCACACCTCCAGAATCATGCAGTCACTCTCTGGTGCTCCTGCGGATCTGGAGACGATCCTCCAGGCATTAATCGCAGACGCGGTGAGGGTGCTGGTCTGGCAAAACACAAAGGATGGTATGCGCGGTCAAAATCAACCTAAGTCTGTCCTTGCTATTTTGAGTGGTAACACGCAGGAGCAGGTAGGATTTGATTCTGCGGAAGATTTTGAGCGGTGGCGTGCATCCATGATAGGAGGCGATTCGCGTGCCTGATCTGGGTAACGCTTATGTCAATATAGTCCCGAAAGCGCCAGGCATTGAAAGCAAGGTCGAAGGCCTGCTGAGTGGCGGCGGCGCTGGGGCAGAAAGAGCCGGTCTGAGTATCGGCAAGAAATTAATGGGCGGGATCGCGGCGCTTGGTATCGGCGCGACAATCGGTGAAACGATCAAAGACGCTTTTGAGGCCGGCGGCGCTCTGGAGCAGAGCTTCGGCGGTCTTGATACAATTTATGGTGAAGCATCGGCTGCGGCCAAACAGTTTGCAATGGACGCGGCGCAGGCCGGTATCAGCGCAAATGATTATGCGGAGCAGGCTGTGTCATTTGGTGCCTCACTCAAACAGGCTTTCGGCGGTGACACGACAGCGGCTGTGACTGCGGCCAACACGGCCATCATGGACATGGCAGACAATGCCGCAAAGATGGGTACACCTATCGAAAACCTGCAAAATGCATATCAGGGCTTTGCCAAGCAGAACTACACCATGCTTGATAACCTCAAGCTTGGTTATGGCGGCACAAAGCAGGAGATGGAACGGCTGCTTGCCGATGCAG